CGCACCCTGTCTTCCATCTGCCGCGCCGTTGGCAAGTGGCAGGTCAGCAACTCCGAGCAGTTGCACTTGATCCCGCTGATAGCCGATGTGAGGGTGCGCCCACCCAAGGGCCAGTACGGCGAGAGCAATTCCGTTCGTTATCTCCCACGCACGCCGGCGGCCGCCAACGCAGCCTCATTTGCACCGACGCCGCCGACTGCACAGGCGCCAGCAGCACACCCGGGCGTTGTCGGGCAAGCCCAGACGCCCCCAGCCAACGGCCTGCCCTGGAAGCGCCAAGCCTGAAGGACAGCACATGCCCGAGCATTTCAATCTGCAGGAGGCGGTTTGTCTGCCGGACTCCGCGTATGGCTGTCGTGAACGCCTGGCAACGCTGCAAAGTGAGATCACGTCGATCCGCATCCAGATCGCCACCACCGACATCCGGCGTCAGACCGAGAAGAAGACGCTCGATGCCGCGTGGTTCCACCGTGCCAAGACCGCGCTGCGCCTGAAGCAGCAGGAATTGGCGCAGGTGACTGCGCGTCTGGCAGGACTTACCGACCGACCGCACGGCTCAAAGCGCGACGCATTCAAGGACGCTTTGATTGAAGTGGTGCGTGCGCAGTGCGACGACGAGCAGTGGGCGGGGCTGGTCACGCGCGCCCGCTCGCTGAGTGAAACACAGGCAAAGCAGCATGGCTGAACTGCCCACTATCTGCAGTCCGACCCGGGACGCCATCTTCGCGGCCTACGAGGCAGACACCCATGATGGCTTTCGCAGCCATCTTGGCGCATCCCTGATCGGCAAGGAGTGCGAACGCGCCCTTTGGTACGACTTTCGCTGGACCACGCGAAGCAAGCACCCGGGTCGTCTGCTGCGACTATTCGAGACCGGCCAGTTGGAAGAAGCACGCCTGGTGCGCAACCTACGCAGAACGGGGGCAACCGTGCTGGAGGTGGATCCCGAGACCGGGCGGCAAATCCGTGTGCAAGCGCATGGCGGCCACTTCGGTGGCTCGCTTGATGGTGCGGCTCTCAATTTAATCGAGGCGCCCAAGACCTGGCACGTGCTCGAGTTCAAGACGCACTCGAGCAAGAGCTTCACAGATCTGGTGGCAAAGAAGGTCCAGATCAGCAAACCGCAGCACTTTGCCCAGATGCAAATCTATATGCATTTGACCGGCATCACCCGCGCCATGTACCTGGCGGTGAACAAGGATACCGACGACCTGCATGTCGAGCGCGTTGAGCTCGACACCGCCTTCGCGCAAAAACTGCTCGACAAGGCTCAGCGCATCATCTTTGCCGCAGTTCCTTTGGCGCGCATCAGCGATGACCCGAGCTGGTACCAGTGCCGCCTGTGCGATCACGCAGCCCTGTGCCATGGAGGTGCCGACAGTGCGGTGGCGCCCGAGGTCAATTGCCGCACCTGTCTGCGCTCAACGCCGGTGGATGGTGGTTGGCACTGCGACTTGCATCAACGCTCCATCGATGAGAACGACCAGCGCACTGCCTGCAGTCACCACCTCTACCTGCCGCCGCTGGTGCCGGGCGCGCAGATCGATGCCGGGCCGGATTGGGTGGAGTACCAGTTCCCGGCAGGTCAGCTCTGGCGTGACACCGGATTTAACAAGTACGAGGGAGTGTTGGCATGAGTAAGCGACGAGACCTGAGTGATATGCGGACTGGTCGACTCACGGTTCTGCGCGACAGCGGCAATCGCACCAAAAAAGGGGAGATTGTCTGGTTATGCATGTGCGATTGCGGTGCCTTGCATCATGCGTCCACCGGCAACCTGGTCAACGGCAGCGTTCGGTCCTGTGGGTGCCTGGCTCGGGAGTTGGCGTCCATGCGTTGCCGTGCCGCCGCCCGCCCGCCAAAGGCCTGCAGGTATCCGGGTTGTGGTCAAAGTACCGAAAAAGGCGGCCATGGCTATTGCGGAATGCATGCCCAAAGGGTGCGTCGCTATGGTGATCCCGACTACGTGACATCGGCCGATGTATTGCGTGCCAACAACCGCGCAAGCCAGATCAAGCGCTTCCCAAGGGTCAAGCCGACCACTTACCGAAAGTTTTTTGGACGACACGAACATCGCGTCGTTGCAGAAACGTTGGTTGGCCGACCGCTAAGGCCCGATGAACATGTTCATCACAAAGACGAGAACAAGCACAACAACTCGCCGGAGAACCTGGTTGTGCTCCACCCAAGCGAACACGCTGCGCTGCACGCGCTGCAAAGGAAATTAGAAAAATGTTGACACTTCGCCCATATCAGAGCGCCGCCATTGCCGCCATCTATAACTATTACGAGCAGTATGCAGGTAATTGTTGCATCGTGATCCCTACCGCTGGCGGCAAGGCTTTGGTCATGTCCAGTTTTATCGAGGGCGTGCTCAAGACCTACCCGGATCAGCGCATTCTGATCATCACGCATGTGCGGGAGTTGATCGAGCAAAACCACGCCGAGCTCAAGAATCTCTGGCCACAAGCACCGGCAGGCATCTATTCGGCTGGTCTGAAGAAGCGCGAAATCCGCGCCCAGATCCTGTTCGCCGGCATCCAGTCCATCCACAAACGCGTCTACGACGTGCAGCAATGCGACCTGGTACTGATCGATGAGGCGCATCTGATTCCGCGCTCTTCCAACACCATGTACCGGAAGTTTCTCGACGGTTTGAAGCGACTCAATCCGATGCTCAAGGTGATTGGCCTCACAGCCACACCCTACCGCCTGGATTCAGGGATGCTGCATCAGGGCGAGGATTCGATCTTCACCGACATTGCCTATGAAATCTCAGTGCGTGAGTTGATCGACCAGGGCTATCTGTCCCGGGTCATCTCCAAGCGCATGGCGACCGAACTGGATGTCTCCGGTGTCGGCACACGTGCCGGCGAGTTCATCGCCAGGGATCTGGAAGCCGCAATCGACAAGGACGCCATCACCCAGAGCGCGGTCAATGAAATCTTCGCTTATGGCCATGATCGTAGAAGCTGGCTGATCTTTTGCGCCGGTGTCGATCATGCCTTTCATGTGCGCGATGCCGTGCGCGCCAGGGGGGTGAGTTGCGAGACGATTGTGGGCGACACGCCAAGTGCTGAGCGCGACACCATCATCAGCGACTTCAAACTGGGCCGCATCCAGTGCCTGACCAACGCCAATGTGCTGACCACCGGTTTCAATGCCCCGCAGGTGGACCTGATTGCCATGCTGCGCCCGACCAAGTCGGCAGGCTTGTACGTACAGATTGTGGGCCGTGGTTGTCGGCTGGCACCGGGCAAGACCGATTGCCTGGTGCTGGACTTTGCCGGAAACATCGCTCGCCACGGTCCGATCGATGCGGTCAAGCCCAAACGTCCCAAAGACGGTGGTGACGGCGACGCCCCGGTAAAAGTATGTCCCGACTGCAACAGCATCGTGCACGCAGCGGTGCGCGAGTGCCCGGACTGCGGTCACCTGTTTCCGCCACCGCAAATCAAGATTGAAGCCAACGCCAGCCACCTGGCCATCCTGTCTGGTGGTCCGCCCCAGTGGCTGCCAGTGACCCGGGTGAGCTATGCACGTCACGAGAAGCCTGGCAAACCGCCATCCCTTCGCGTGGACTACTGGAGTGGCCTGAGCTCCCACAGCGAGTGGGTCTGCATTGAACATGCGGGCTATCCACGCCAGAAGGCGGCCAGTTGGTGGGCCAACCGTGCACCAGGGATGCCACTGCCCAAGGGGGTCAACGAAGCCTTGGCGGTGTCAAACAAGCTCAAATGCCCGGCGCACATTGCGGTTCGACCCAGTGGTCGCTTCACAGAAATCGTCGGCGCGCGGTTTTAGGAAGCTGGGCTGAAGACCATGATTGATTGGAACAAACATCAGACGGAGGCCATGGCAACCGCCTCTCAGGCCGCAGGTGAGTACGTCGAGTCGGTTGGCAAGACCGATCTGGCGACCTTCACTGAGCACGAATGGTCGAGCCTGATCCGCGCCATCGTGGTTGCGTTTCAGGACCACTTGGGCGCTGCTTATGCAGTCGATCCACCGTTTTAAGGGAAGTGATGAGCAACACAGATTTCATGGCGCAACTTGGCGCCAGCCTGGTGGATGGCGGCTTTCCCATCCTGCCGATCCAGCCTCGCACCAAGAAGCCGGGCATGTACAGCCTGGGCGCGTGGCACGACTATCCCAAGTGGAGCAGACACTGCGAGCGTGACACGACCGAGAACGAGGTCGACATCTGGGGCGACTGGCCACAGGCCGGCATCGGTATTGCCGCGGGCCGAGTGATTGGTATTGACATCGATGTGTTGCATTCCGAGGCGCTGGCGCTGGCCATCGAGGCCTTGGCCAAGCAGATGCTCGGTGATACGCCGGCGGTGCGCATTGGCAACGCACCCAAGCGGCTGCTGGTCTACCGCGCAGCGCAAGCCTTCAAGGGTTTCAAGTACCCGCCAATCGAGGTGCTGGGCCTGGGCCAGCAGTTCCTGGCCTATGGCATTCACCCAGACACTGGCAAGCCCTACCACTGGCCCGTGCAGACGCTTGCCGACATGCACATCGACGATTTGCCAGCGATCACCGAGGCGCAGGCGCGTGAGTTTGCCAAGGAAGCGTATCTGATGATTCCGGTCGAGCTGCGCCCAAAGAGCATTGCCGTTGGACTTCGCTCTCCTGAGGAGTTTGCTGCACTGCCCGAGCAGCGCGGCACGCCGGAGGCAGTCCAGGACGCTTTGCGCTTCATTACCAACGCCGATCTGGACTATGGCAGCTGGGTGCGCATTGGTATGGCGATCAAGGGCGCCTTGGGCGACGCTGGTTGGCCACTCTTTGAGGCGTGGTCGGCTGCATCCACCAAGAACGATGGCGCCACCACCGCTAAGAGCTGGCGCAGCTTTGCACCGCAGCGCATTGGCGCCGGAACTATCTATAAGCTCGCCCTGGATAACGGCTGGCTGCCAGACGCCGATCTGCGTCTCAATGGTGAAGTGGTGCTCAACGGCCACCACCCAGCGCGCGCGATGTTGCAGGCTCTGGGTGGCGCCAATCCGATCACGCTCAAGAAAGTCGCCAATATTGCGAAGGCCACGAGCAGCACGAGCGAACTGACCAGCAAAGAACTGCCCCCGCCCAGGCCGCTGCCCAAGGGCTGGGATCAGGTGGGCGGCGTGATTGCCGACATGATGAAGTTGATGGTGACGACAGCCAAGCGCCCCCAGCCCGTGCTGGCGCTGGGCGCGAGCCTGTGCGCGATCGGCGCGCTGATGGGGCGCAAATACCGTACCGAGAGCAACATCCGCTCCAACTTGTATGTCGTTGGAATTGCCGAGAGCGGCGCAGGCAAGAACCAGAGCCGCGTTGTAATCAACGAGCTGTTGCGCAGGGCCGGTCTTCTGCAGTATCTGGGGGGCAACAAGATTGCATCCGGATCGGGCCTGCTCAACGCCATTGGGCGCCAACCGGCTATCTTGTTTCAACTCGATGAGTTTGGCCTGTTCCTCACGGCCGTCGCTGATCGCAAGCGCTCACCGCGTTACCTGTCTGAGATCCTGGACCTCATGACGGAGCTCTATACGACGTCCGGCACGACTTACTTCGGCATCGAGTACGCGAACAACCAAATGAACAACTCGCACCGCTCGATCCAGCAGCCGTGTGCGTGCATCTACGGCACAACCACGCCGATTCACTTCTGGCAAGCCCTTCAATCGTCCAACGTAGGCGACGGCTCGCTTGCGCGTTTCATTATTCTGCAAAGTGAAAACGACTTCCCCGACAGCAATGCCGTCTTCGGCAAGCCTGATCCGCCTCAGAGCCTTATCGATCAGCTGCGCCTGATCCACGAGGGCGGGGGCAAGCTCGGCGGCAATCTGGCCGATGTTGGCAGTGTCGACGAGATTGTGTTTGAGCCGCGCGTTGTGCTCATGAATGATGAGGCTCGCACAATCTTTGACCAGCTCGACCGGCAGTTGCTCGAACGCCTTCGCCTGTCACGAGGCACAGGGTTTTCATCGATCCTGGCGCGCGTGGAAGAAAACGCAACCAAGCTAGCCTTAATCCGCGCCGTCTCGCGTGATCCGGTGGACCCACAGATTGAGGCCGGCGACGCCAACTGGGGCATCTTGCTATCGCAGCACTGCGCTGAACTAACCATCCGCGAGGTCGGCGTGCACGTTTCAGAGAACCAGACTGAGTCGCATCACAAGCGTGCCGCTCATATAGTTCAAGACGCGGGCCCGCGCGGTTTGACCAAACGAGACTTCACGCGGCGCACCCAGTTCATGGATCAGCGCCAGCGCGATAGCGTCCTGCGAACCCTGGTCGACGCCGGACTCGTTGACGTTATTACGATCAGTCAAGACCGCGGCAGACCGCTACAGATGATAAAAGCCTTATGAATCAACGATCTTTTTGGCTCCGGCCGATTAACTTCATTCCGTCATTTCGTCAACGTAGATAGATAAATAGAGAGTAGTTAAGTCAATATTTATTTATTTAAATA